CCTAGGGGCAGTGGTAAGACTAGTGCCGCTCGTATCCTTGCCAAAACGCTTGGAGCTTTCGACGCTATCGAAGTGGATGCCGCCTCTCACGGACTCGTGGATGACGTTCGCAGTCTGATCGACACACTCAGGTTCTCTTCGTCGGGGGATTACAGGGTTGTAATTTATGACGAGGCTCACAGCATGACGCCCCAGGCGTTCAATGCCCTCCTGAAGACCCTGGAAGAGCCACCAGCGGGCACAATCTTCATCCTGGTAACCACGGAGCCTGAACGCATTCCTGAGACCGTGAAGAGCCGTCTGATGGAGTTCACCTTCCGCAAGATTTCTGTGCGCGATATCACTGAGCGCATCGGTGGGGTTCTGGTAGCAGAGCATGACTCCCTCTCCATCGAGCTTGTCCAGCTTATCTCCGAGCGCGCTGACGGCTCTCTTCGTGACGCTCTCAACATGGTTGACCAGTGCCTTAGGGCAGGTATCGTCAAGGCTGACACGTTTCTAGAAATGACAGGTGAGACTAACGTCGCTCCTGACCTCATCCTCGCCATGCTGACCGGAGACCACAATCACGTCTTCGAGGTAGCTGATCTTATGTCACAGCGCGTGCCTGACCCTTCCAAGATGTCTGCTCAGATCGGTCAGACTCTCAAGGACGCCCTTGTCCTTAAGTCCGGTGGAGCGTCAGATGATAACAAGCTCCGCACCATCGCTCTGAACCTCGAACCAGAGCGCATTGTGGGGGCTATGCGCATGATTTGGGACCTTAAGACACGTGTGCGCCAATCTGCCGACCCGCGTGCTAATCTAGACCTTGTATTGGTGCTTATTACTGACATCTTCATGCAGGGCCGCAAGCCTATTGCGAAGGCAGTATACGAGAAGCCCACGTTCATTCCTGCCGAAAAGGTAGAAAAAGTGAACACGGACACCGTGTCAGAAAAATCTAACACTGAGGGTCGTAGACTTACCCTCGCAGAACTCTAGGAGAGTATATGAAGACCGTTGGCATTACCGGAGGCTCGGGCTTCATTGGTGGCTATGTGAGGGAGCAGTTGCTCGCCCGTGGCTACGAAGTCGTAGTCTTCGACCGAGCGCCCCATGTTCATGAAGTTGCACCAGGGGAGCACTTCTTCCTAGGAGATATCAGAGATAGTGTCGCAGTTACCGAGTTCGCCGCACATGTTGACGGTATTATCCACCTTGCCGCTGTTCTCGGCACCCAGGAAACCATTGCCAATCCACGCCCCGCCGCTGAGACTAACATCCTCGGAGGACTGAATGTACTCGAAGCCGCAAATCAGTACAACCTACCCGTTGTCTACGCAGGAGTGGGAAATCATTGGATGCGGTCTGAAGGTGGAGGAACCTACACCATCACCAAGACAACTGTCGAAGACTTCGCCAAGATGTTCAATAAGAACCGAGGCGGGAGAGTCAGTGTCGTACGGCCTGTCAACGCCTACGGACCTAGACAGTCTGTCGCGGCTCCGTACGGCTCTTCGAAGGTTAGAAAGATACTTCCCAGCTTCACGTGTCGAGCCCTCACAGGAGACGATATCGAAGTCTACGGTGACGGCACCCAGATTTCGGACTGTGTACACGTCTGGGACGTAGCTAACGTCTTCGTGACGGCCTTGGAGTACACGGAGAAGCACGCACCGCTGACAGATATTGAAGTCGGCCCTGTCGCTTCTGTGACCGTTAATGACGTGGCTAACCTAGTCCTTCAGGCCGCAGGATCAGACTCCAAGCTCGTGCACCTTCCCATGCGTCCGGGCGAGGTTCCTAATGCTGTCGTCAAGGCTAATGTAGCCAGTCTGAAGCCTCTGGGGATCAACGCAGAGAACTTTATTCCACTCGGTGCCGGTATTCTCGAAACTGTCGAGTGGTATAAAGAGCACTGGCTACCGTTTTATGATGTAAGCTAGGGCCATGACTTACAAGCGCATCATCCATCGCTACTGGGCTGGCCCGAGAGATATGCCAGCCCAGTACGTGGAGTACGGAGAAAAGTGGGAAGACCTTAACCCCGGATGGGTGGTAATTGACCATGGAGAAGAAATCCTCCAGCTTTGGCCAGACCTCGCTAATGTGTTCAACCATCTATACGAACGCGATGCGGGAAGAGATTCTATCGAACTTCACGTACAAGTCGCAGACGTTGTGGGGTATGCACTCGTCAGGGAGTTTGGTGGAGTCTATGTCAATTGCGATATGGAACCAGTCAGGCCACTCGAAGCCCGACTACCAGACGAGGCTTGGGCAAGCTTTGAAAACCATTCAGACTTCCGAGTCGTCAACGCCGCTATCGGGGCTCCACACGCCCATGACGCCTTCTGGGAAGAACTACTAGCCGGTCTACCTGCCAGGTACTTTTCCAATCCGTATGACGAAATGGTGATGTCAACCGGCCCCGGCTTTTTGACGGACTTTGCCAGGTACCGTGGTGGTCTCTACGTCTTCAGTAAAGACGTGTTCAATTCCACGCACTGGGGCGAGATAGCTCCCGGTGGGGATGCTTCAGGGAGACCATATCCCGAAGAGGCTATAGCTGTCCACCATTGGGGCCATAAGAAAGACCAACGCACCAACACGATTGAATCGAATACGCAGTATGCTTAAGAAGGCGCTGTTTATTACAGCTTATGATCGACCAAACTACTTCCGAGAGACTTTGAAGTCATGGAAGGATGTACGAGGATTCTACGACTGGGATGTTGTCTTCCGGTTTGAGCCCACTCCGTTTACCGCAGAGATGGTTGCCGCCGTTGAGGAACTAGAGCATCCTAAGGTCAAGATCATCGTCAACTCTCAGATTTACGGCGTGCTTCGTCACCCGTGGATCGGCTTCGATGAGCTTTTCAGGAACTACGACTTCGTAGTCCGTGGAGAAGACGACCTTCCAGTATCCTCCGATATCCTGGAGTACTTCGAGTGGGCCGCTGAAGAGTACAGAGGCGATAAGGAAGTTGCCTGTGTCATCGGCTACTCCAAGATAGAAGGTCCGGAGGATGAAGTCTTCCGTGAGACCAGCTTCAGCCCATGGGTCTGGGGTACGTGGGTGGATCGCTGGGAAAGCATCATCCGTGATACCTGGGACCACGACTACTCCACAGGGCAGGGATATAACGCCGGGTGGGACTGGAATCTAGATATTAGAATCTTCCCGCAGTACGGTCTCAAAAGTGTCTATCCTCGTGCGTCTAGGGTGCAGAATATCGGAATGATAGGCACCCACGCGACCTGGGACAACTTCCCGCAGGCTACTTCGTTCCTTGAGGAACGTGAGCCCGTAGATTACGTCGAGCGATAGTAGTAGACATGAGCGATGCAGAAGACAGGACCCTAGATTCCCCTCCGGTCACCGGACTTGAGGATATCTTCGTCCTGCCCGACTACATTTCTGAGGACGACCGAATCCTCCGCTGGTACAACTCCATGGCCTCTCAGCTTCAGCAAGAAGCTAAGGGTATCCCCATGCAGACCGCGCAGTTCACACTCATGGAGCGCATTTGCTACTTCTATGCAAATATGCGCTACCAGGAGTTCAACAACCCGAACATGTCCCCACGCGAGCGTAGAGAGAACAACGCGGCGTGGCAGAGCATGCTCGATATGTTCAACCGCCTACTAGAGAAGCACAACGACAAGGTTGTGAATGAGGCTCTTTTGAAGTCTCACGAAATTGTTCTCGCATCCATTGAGATGGTGACTGACCCTGTAGAGAAGGCGTCTATTCGCCGCTTCCTCCAAGAGCAGTTTGCCGCCGCTGGCCTGTAGGAGAGATTATGTCCGAGGAACTTGAAAATAAGGTAGAACCGCAGAGCCTGTCTCAGCCGGGTAATCCTGAAGTTCAGAAGGCTCAGGCGGCGGCTACCAAGTCGAAGCCTGGCCCCACTCCTGGGGCAGACATTCCACCCGCTGACGACTCTGGGACCAGTAAGGACCCAGTATGAACAGCGAAGAGTACGACCTGATTGTAGCTCTGTCGAGTTCGGCCTCCCTGGACGAGTCTCCTAAGCACAATTGGGTTGAGGATGCGGGCGGCTTGCCTCCGTATGTACGCAAGCTCGCCCGAGGCATCATGAAAAGCGGAAAAACTAAAAGTCAAGCTATCGCTATAGCGATCAGCCGCATTAAGCGATGGGCCTCGGGCGGAGAATCTGTGGACGCGGATACTCGCGCCAAGTCAGCAAAAGCTCTGGCACAATGGGAATCAACAAAGGCTAAGAATAAAGCCAAGCACTAGCGGTCTAATGGTATACTTATCACTATGGCCACTTTCAAATCCCTCTCCGAGCTTCTTGCTGAGCCGGTCCAAGCTGTAGCAGAGGACAGTCTCAGCAATATCTTTGACGAGGAACCGGTCGATCTTCGTACCTTTATTCGTGACAAGAGATTCCTGGGTCAGACGAATATCGAGCTTTCCCCAGTGCAGTCTCAAGCTATTCAGGTTATTGAGCGAGTATATCTCCCTGAGCTTTATCCACGCATGGCCGAAGAATTCGAATTCGGAGCATATTGGGGTGAAGACATTCCTATGCGAAACCTTATTACCTTGCAATGGGGAAAGGGTTCCGGTAAGGATGCTATTTGTCGTTGGGCTTCCCTCCGAGTAGCATATCTACTTCTCTGCCTAAAGTCTCCGCTTATGTATTTCGGCATGCCTGAGACTGACTCTATCTCACTTCTTAATATTGCCTCCAACGCACCGCAGGCTAACCTCGCTTTCTTCAAGCCGATGACTAAGGCCGTGGCGCGAGGATGGTTCAAGGATAAGGCTCAGCCGAAGCAGGGACTCATCCAGTACGACAAGAACATCGAAGCCGTGTCTGGCCACTCTGACGCTGAAGGTCAGGAAGGTCTTAACATCATGCTCGGTGTTGCCGACGAGATTGACGCCTTCAAGTCCAAAGATGAGTTCGTGGGACAGGGTAAGAAGCTCCGTGAAGCCTCTACGTCCGCTGAATCCATCCTTGAGATGCTTAAGACCTCGGCATCGTCCCGATTCGCTCAGTCCTACAAGCGTGTGGCTATCTCCTACCCTCGCTACCTTGGGTCCACTATCCAGCGCCTGACGGCTGAAGGATACGCCTCCAACGAGAAGTACGGTGCCAAGTCCATTCACTTCGTCTCAGGCCCTCTAGCGACCTGGGAAGTCAACCCTCGCATCGACGGCAAGGAAGCCTTCGCTGAGGACTACGCAGAAGACCCGGTAGGTTCTGCCGCCAAGTACGAGTGCAAGCCTTCCCGAGCTATCGACGCCTTCTTCAAGAATATGAGCATCTTCCGCGAGTCCGTGGATGCCGAAGAGATGCCTCTGAAGATCGAATACAAGGAAGTCACGTACTACTCGAAGCACACCCGACGCAATACACGCGGTTGGGAGCCCATCTTCCAGTTTAGTCCGGACTTCCATGCTGTTCAAGGTGCACGGTATTCCATGCACGGCGACCTTGCTATTAAGGGCGACCGCGCAGGAATTGCATTGTCCCACGTAGAGAAGTGGGAATACACTACTCACAATACTATTGGTGACGACGGCGCTGTATACGAGACTGCTCAAATTACACCGCTTATCCGAAATGACTTTACTATTGCATTCGAGGCGGATTCCACTGCCAAGGATGCCGCAGGAGACCCACTGCCTAGGGAAATTCAAATTCGCTGGGCACGAATGTTGGCATTCGAACTCATTAAGCGCGGCTTTGTCATAGGTCAATTCACGTTCGATGGATTCCAGAGTGATGACACTATTCAAATTCTCCTAGCCAACGGTATTGAGTCGGATAAGAAGAGCACCGACCGAGACCCAGGCATTTGGGCCTCCCTGAAGGACATCGCTTCTGAGGGCCGACTGAAGATGCCGTTCGATCAACTTCTGATGAATGAGCTTGAAGCTCTCTCGAAGCTGGACAACGGAAAGATCGACCACCCGCCCACAGGCTCCAAGGATTTGGCCGACGCTTTCTCCTGTTCTGTGGTCGGTGCGATCACTGTCGGTGGCGAGGAAGACTCCGATGGAGCGATAGTAGATATAGGTGGCACCTATTTCGATACTGGGGAAGCCATGAGTCCCCTCTACGGGACCGAACAAGTTTATGAAACTGTGGGAGACCCTATGGGCCTACCCATCGGTTTCACGGATAGAGGCGTAAATGGCTGGTAAGGATAAGGATAAGGACACTGCGGATACCGACTCCACTGTCGATAACCCGGATGTCTTCCCCAAGCCGCTAGATAGCGAACTGGGCGTTGAGATTGGCGTTGAGTACAATCTCCCCTTTGCTGTCCCATTCACAGACGGAATGAGCAAGAAGTCCCGCGCGGACAAGGAGCTACGAGAGCTTCTACGTGACGAGGGCGAAGACCTTGGGCCTACTGTTGCTCAGCTAGTGGCTATGCGCCGCCTAGACGGTCAGGCTCGTGCTCTGTATCGTCTACTGACTCTGCCTATTCGCGCCGCTCTCTCGCAGAGCAAGTTTGTCCCCGCAGACGGTGGCGAAGAAGAAGCTGAGTTCATGGACCTTCAGTTCAATCTTCCTCCTGCCTCCGGTGGCATGTCTGTCACCTTCCACAAGTTCATGGCCCAACTTCTTCAGGGTCTCTTCGACGGCTTCGCTCCGTTCGAGCAGGTTTACGACTACCAGAGATACGGTCCTCTGAAGGGCAAGTACGTTCTGCGTAAGCTGGCCTACCGTCAGCCGAACACAATCACCTTCATTGAGGACAAGGACGGCCACTTCCAGGGCTTCCGTCAGCGCGCCTACAAGGGCGGCGAGGTCATTGACGTACACATTCCTCGTGAGAACTGCTTCTACTTCGCCGCACAGGAAGAAGAGCGCAAGTACTACGGTGTGAGCTTCTTCCAGAGCGCCTTCTACCACTACGACAAGAAGGTGAAGATGTACTACATCGCTCACCTGGCCGCTCAGCGCGCCGCCGTAGGTACGCGCGTAGGAACCTTCCCACAGAACTCTTCTGAACAGCAGAAGCGCAACTTCGCTCAGAACCTCTCCAACCTAGCTGTCGCGCAGTGGATGATGATTCCTGAGACGTTCAAGGTGGAAATGCTCAAGGAGGGTGGAGGCTTCCAGTTCCTTGATTACATTAACCACCACAACAACCAGATGTCTAAGAGCATCCTTGCGAACTTCTTCGACAAGGAGACTGGCGGCGGTTCTGACTCTCCCGTAGTCAGCTTCGGACAGCCTGGCGACAGCATGTTCATTCTGATGCTTCGTGCGATCATGGATGACATTGCCAACCAGATCAACCACTACATCATCCCTAGCCTGATCGACTGGAACTTCGAAGGCGGAAAGTACCCTACCTTCCGCTGGGCAGAGCTTACGGACGAGCAGAAGGCGATGATTTCGCAGACCTTCGACAAGCTCTCCACAGCCGGTGCCGGTGTTAACGTCTCCCC